TTCAAGGCAAATTAGCTATGTGCTGTTTCACTGAAACATGGACTAAAACAGCAGACTACACTGATATAACTGGTGGTTCAACCGGTCTAGCAGGTGCTCTTACCCTTAATGTAGGTCCTCAATTAGTTCTTGGACATAATACTATGTGGGGACTAAATGTCCAAGGTGCAAGCAACGGACCATATGAAATAATTAAAAATTATCTTTCAAACAGCTACTACGTCAATGACGCTGGTACAACAGCAGTCGTAGATTATACTATCAATTCACGAAACAATAATGTCAAATTTTTATTTAAACAAGCCGAGCTACAAGTCACAATAGAAAATCATACTGGTGGTTCTAATCCTGGATTAGATTTAATAATGGACGTCTACGAATTCGTAGCAGCCCAAAATTTAGATTTAAGTACTCATAACGACCCTGTAGAGACTTGGTATAATTTATTACCGTCAATTAGAAACGAAGGAGGAACTGACTACGGTTCTGTTGCAATCACTGATAAAGGACAAACACCTTTAGATTGCCCTGGATTCGGTAAATACTGGACATTATTATCAAAAAAAAGAGTTGTAGTTCCTTGGGGATCTGACGAAGCCACAAATCCTCAAACAACATTAAAAATGAATCAAATTAAACCATATGTTACATCATACGCCCAACAGGCCGACACAGACTTACAAAAAGGCCGTACAAAATATATGATGATCATTATAGATCCGGATGCTTCTGGCATCACCTACGCAGATTACAGCGACGCTGAATCAGTCTGTCGAATTTACGTACGCAAAAAATATCATTACAAATGTCTCGGCTCTACTGACGCCGAGACTAATCCAGGTAATTTTCCAAGAATGGACTGGAAAAAATACGCACCGAACGCATATAACTCAACTAGCATTTAGTATGCGGGAGGACCCTGCACCCCAAAGCCCGCATCCGCGGACTTTCTTTCTTTTTAGTAGTAAATAGTATATAATTAATAAAATCCCAAAAATTTTTTTTTATTTTTTATAAAGTTATAATATCCCATCTATCACTAGATAATTTACTTAAATCCGGATGAAAATTAGCAAACACAACTACATGAGGACTAGGAAATACTACAGCTTGTACTTCATACTTGGTACTTAGGAAATATCCATTTTTGAAGTTTTCGACGACTCCGTACGGGAACGAGTCCTGGTTGTCCCGGCTCCAGTCGAAGAAGACGACCCTCTCCCTCTTGTAGCCGTAATATATGTCGGCGTGTTTTCCTCCTCCGACGATGTACCCGAATCGTCCGTCTCTATTGTAGTTAATTGAAAAATAAGATTTTCCAGCGTTTCCAACTTGGTCGTAATACCACCTAACTGTTCGAGAATTAGGTTCAGTTGTAAGGTGTTCTGAGAGAGAGGTCTGCCATCCAGGTCTTGGGTTGAATACTCGGTTCCGCTGAGCATTGGCGACACTGCTTGTGACTGTGGCAACAAATCGGGGGTACTTTGCGAGGATTCCGGGGTAATGTTCAAGGACGTCGTCTGTTGAACTAGCAGGGTTAGATTTAATATATTCTACGAATTGATTAATATCATTACGAGTACCTTGACCAGCAGCAATAGTTCCAGCTTCCCAGGGACCATCTAATCTAGGTTCTTTCGTACAATAATCCTTATTTTGTTCAGGTTTACCACGAGCAACTTCTAGGTGAGCCCTGTCTCCGACGATCTGTTTGATTTGTCTGAGAGTTTTTCGAGTTCTACATTGAATATAGCCCTGGTAGTGAGGTGTTCCCTCACTACCTGCTTCAGATTGATAAACGATGTAACCAACAAAACTATCGTTTGAACTAGTGAGAGCAATACAATCAGAAAGTCTAGCAGCATCTTCAGCAGTAGGATTATTAATAGTGAAACACCAATTTTTAGCACTCATTATATATTTTACTTCGGGAATTTCCCCTCTATTTATACTTTTTTAGGCGGGGAAAAAGGCGGGGGCCCCTGCTCCCCGCTTAAAAACACGTGTGAAAAAAATTTCGGGCGCCCTACGCAAGCGTAGGACGCCCAGTAAGCCAGGCACTTTTTGTATCCAAAGTGGTGGGTAATACTATCCCACCACTTTAGCAATTTTAAATTTTATTATAAAAAATTATCGGGATTAAATAGTATTTAATGATTCGTTATAGACCGCCAAGAGGAGGTAATTGGAGCAGATATTTAAATCAACAAAATGTAGATAGAGCCTGGAGAATTGGAGAACAATTAGGAAATGCATATAGAAATTGGAGAAATGCTCCTGCTGGTTCCGGAAGTGCTTCCAGACCAGCAAAACGACGTCGAACTACTAAATCAAGTGTTAGAACTCCATACCCATTTCAAAGTAGTCATGGTCAAATGAAAGGTACATATAGAAAAAAAAAGGGCAGATATAATAGACGTCTATTAAAACGTAAACGAGTATTTGCCAAAAAAGTCAAGAAGGTACTTCAAGGCAAATTAGCTATGTGCTGTTTCACTGAAACATGGACTAAAACAGCAGACTACACTGATATAACTGGTGGTTCAACCGGTCTAGCAGGTGCTCTTACCCTTAATGTAGGTCCTCA